GTATGGTCAGCCGGGCGATGTTTCAGGAAAAATACAGCTTTATACTGATGGAGACACAACTACACCAAAATTAGAGATTGATGCTGATGGTAATATTAAAATGGGTTCTACGCAAATTATATCAAATGGTAGAAACCTTACAAATATAGGAACTATTACAGCAGGTGGAGATATAGCTTCAAGAACATCTGCATATCCGGGCGGTAGACTGATTCTAGATCGTACAGCTTCTTCATCAGGTGCTATGACTTCCTCTGAAATACATTTTAGAGCCTATGGAAATAACACAACCTTAAGAACCTTTGGCAAGATTGAAGGTAGAAGTACAGGATATACAGATGGTCAGATAATGTTTTACACCCAAAATAGTGGAACATTAACAGAAACACTTACATTAGACTCATCACAAAATGCTACCTTTGCAGGAGACATAAACCTTGAACCTTCGTCAGCAATACACATGGACTTTGGCTCTGGAATGACCTCTGACATAGTCACAGGGAGCGGTAGTACCGTAAAATTTGGAGGTATATCTACCAATGATGATGTCACAGCACAACTTGTTGCTTTTGGTGAAAATGGTATATTTGAAGTAGGTGACGGAGAGACTACTATACAAGGTTCACATGGTGAATTATTACACTTTAAAACTAGCTCTACTGAGTTTGAGGGAGCTATAGGCTCTAGATCAGAGTCAAGTTATAACCTCTTTATGGAGGCAGGCTCAGGCACTTCAGCAGTAGGATTTAAAGTAATGACTGCTTTTGGTAGTCACTATATAAGCCCTTCACAAGACCAAGGAGCTACAGCAGATAACATGTTAAGACTTGGTTTTTCATCTAATAGATATAAAGAACTATATGCAGTTGATGGTAGTATTAATACTTCTGATAGAAACGAAAAACAAGATATACAAACACTATCAGATGCAGAACAAAGAGTAGCTACAGCATGTAAAGGTTTAATAAGAAGATATAAGTGGAATCATGCAGTAGAAGAAAAAGGTGATGATGCTAGATATCACTTTGGAATTATTGCACAAGATTTACAAGATGCTTTTACTGCGGAAGGATTAGATGCAGGTGACTATGGTATGTTTATATCTGATACTTGGACTGATGATGACGGAGTAGAGCAAACTAGGTTAGGAGTTAGGTATAATGAACTCTTAGCATTTATAATAGCAACTTTATAGGAGAAAAATATGGCTATTTCAAATACAACCACTGTTCAGCGATTGGAAGTTTATCCACCTGCTGATTCTAGTGCTGATGATACTGCAAACGCAAAACATGAAACTATAATGGTAGTTTATAACAATACTCTTACAGGCACAGGTGCTGATGCAGGACTTGATGGTAGTGTAAGTACTACTGTTAAACATCTATCTAAATTTGTTGAAGATGGTGGCGATGCTACTGATGTGACTGGTGAAGATCAATTAGTACAAGATGTAGCAGGTGCTATTTGGAGTTAAATTTTGGATTCAGCAGTATCACTAATTACTGAAGTAGGATTTCCTATTGCCGCCGCATTAGGACTTGGCTACTTTGTTTGGAAACTTATCATGCGAATTATTGATGGTATGGAAACCAAACTTGATACTGTTGATGAAAAAGTTAATTTATCAATATCTGCTATGGAAGAAAGGTTAGGTACAAAACTTGACTCACAACATGGTATTTTAGTAGCATTAATTGATAGGGTTCGTAGTTTAGATAATGAAATCATTAGACAAGACACCTTAATTAAAACTATTCTAGGAGTTCCACAACTTATAGATAGTAGTAAAATAGCAAAGGCAGATAGAGATGACCAAAGAAAAGATTAAGAAAAAAAGAGGTAGACCTAGTAAAGCTGAACTTCAAAGAAGAAAAGAAGCTAAAGAAAAAGATACTATAATTAAATGGGTATCTGTTATAGGTATTATTTTAATTTTAGGAATATTTATACAAAATGCTAAAGCAGATCAAATAGTCCATAAGTTTAAATCTCCTTCTTTTAATGGCATAGGTACATCTAGTCATTATCTAACTATAGAAAATCAAGAGTTTAATCGTAAAGAAGCAATAAAAGCGGAGATAAAAGCATACAAAGAAGAATTAAAAAGAGAAGCTGAAAATACTACACTTGCTAGGTTCATACGAAACCTAGAATCAAGAATCTATGCTCAACTGAGTAGGCAATTAGTAGATAATTTATTTGGTGAAACGCCTAGTGATTCAGGAACTATTGAATTAGAAGGTAATATCATTGAATATACCAGTGATGGAGTTTATATTACTCTTAAAATAACTGATGTTGATGGAAATATTACAGAAATCACGCTACCTATTGGTTCTTTTACTTTCTAGTTGTTCTATAACTAGTGTTTTACAAGACACAGAACAATATATATTTGAAAGCAAAAAAGTAGATAAAGCAAGTATCTACTCTTTACACTCAAAAGAATTACAAGAAGTTAAGCGACCACTAAATATGCCAGTAGTTGCTGTATATCCTACTTCGTTTACAGATCAAACAGGACAAAGAAAATCAAATAGTGAATTTGCATTATTTTCTACTGCAGTCACACAAGCACCAAGTAATTTATTAATACGAGCATTAAAACATACTTCTAATGGTAAGTTTTTTCGTGTAGTAGAAAGAGTTGGTTTAGATAACTTAACTAAAGAAAGACAAATAATTAGATCAACAAGAGAACAAATGGAAGAAGAAACTGCTCTACTACCTTTGCTATTTGCAGGTGTGTTGCTAGAAGGTGCTGTTGTATCGTATGATAGTAATCTAATTACAGGTGGTGCAGGTGCTAGATATTTAGGAATAGGGTCAAGTGTACAGTATAGAGAAGATACGATCACTGTGAGTCTTAGAATGGTTTCTGTAGCTACTGGAGAGATACTTATAGAAGTTATGTCCAGTAAGACTATCTTTAGTTATGGTCAGTCACAAGATGTGTTTAAATTCATAGAAATGGGTACTGAACTAGTTGAGTTGGAATTTGGAGTTTCACGCAACGAAAGTACCACAATAGCTTTAATGAAAGCGATTGAAGGTGCTGTATTAGAACTTATAAATATCGGATACGATAAAGGGTACTGGAAATATGAAGAAAATACTTAATATTGCAATTTTACTTTCTATGTTTGCATACGCAGATAATGAGGTCTATGTAGATCAAAGTGGTAGTAGTGCAACCATTGATTTAGAACAGTTAGGTAGTTCTAACCTTATAGGTGGAACTTCTGCTGTAAGTGGTCAAATGACTGCTTTAGATTTAGATGGTGTGACTATGGCACTTGATATAAATCAAATAGGTAGTAGTAATATATTTAGGTCAGATGCTATAGATGGCGATAACTTTACAGGTTTCTTTGAGTTTGATGGAGATAGTAATGTTTTTGATATCTTAATGAATAGTACAGGTCTTATTAGTGCTGACTATATAAATCTTAATATAGATGTCACAGGAAGCAGTAATCAGTTTGACTTAGAAATAGCAGAAAATTCTGATTCATCTTACTTAGACTTAGATTGGATTATATTAGGCGATTCTAATCAATTTGATTTTAGTATTGATTATGCTAATGCTATTAACTACATGGATATAAATGGAAGTTCAAACACAATTAACTTTACAGGTAGTGGGTATGGTGGAAATACCTCATCTGATTCAGGTTATTTTTATTTAGACTTAGATGGTAGTAGCAATACATACAATATTACACAATCTTCTACATTGGCTAGGGATTATCTCAAAATTATTAGTAGTGGCTCTAATAGTAATATTTGTGTCATTCAAAACGATAGCGGAACAAGTACAAGCTGTTGATATTGGTGATATATCAGAACTTACAGGTTCTGCACAAGTAGTAAGAGAAAAACCTATAGATGCTAAGTTAAAACTTGGCATTCAAACTAATGATGAAGCTATAACGACTAATGGTCGTATGGCTATAAAATTCTTAGATGATTCTGTAGTAAAACTTACAGAACACAGTCAATTACTGATTGATGAATATATCTACGACCCAAATCCAAGTAAATCAAAAATGGCTCTTACATTTGCACTTGGAACAACTAGGTTTATAACAGGCAATCTAAATAGAATAGATAAACAAAACATACAATTAAAAACACCTACCGCTAATATTGCCATAAGAGGAACAGACTTTACTGCAACTGTTGATGAATTAGGTAGATCACTAATTATTTTACTACCTGATGCTTTTGGTTTATCTAGTGGAGAAATAGAAGTAGTGACTGCTACAGGTAGCGTACTTTTAAATAAACCTTATCAAGCTACTACTGTTTCTGTATTTGAAAACGCACCTAGTAAACCTGTAATTCTAGATTTAACTTTAGACATTATTGATAATATGCTTATTGTTAGCCCACCTGAAGAAGAAAGCATAGATGAAGAAACTGTTTACACTAGCCAAAGCGATTCTATATTAGACTTTAATGATTTAGATATAGATTACCTAGAAGAAGATTTTTTAGCAGAAGATGAACTAGAGTTTACAGAATTAGATATAAATTATTTAGATGTAAACTTTCTAGAAGATTTGTTAGATGTTATAGATGCTCTTGAAGTAGCAAAAGAAGAAGATGTATTAGTAGCTGATGTAAATACTTTAAATATTCGTGGAACTAAGTTTGGTCAAGATTTAGATACACAGATAACAACATTTTATACAGGAGAACAATTAACGCTTTTGAGAAGTGTTAATAATACTGCTAGAGTAGATATAGATGGTAGTGCTAGTTATACAGTAATCTTCATTCAAGATGGTGTATCAAGAGTTGTCACTATAAATGGTGGTAGTAATAGTACTATTAAAATAACACAAGAAAATTAATATTCCAAAAAGGGTTTACAACATTGTTAAAATGAATTATCATTACCTTATAAATTGATAAATACCCTTAGGGTAAGGAATAAAATGAAAAGCAAATTAAAAAAAGTAAGAGAACTAGAAATTAAATACAACTTTCTTTTTAGAGAAACATGGGGTAATTTTCCATATTTCGTAGATGAAAGATATGGTAAGTTTTGTATTTCTAAAGGAATCACTCCTAAAAGACCTAGTATTAAATGTGGTTATATAACTAATTGGAAAGATTATGGTCAAACTGTAGATGAGGTCATAAATTTCTTTGAGCATGAAATTAATAATCTTAAATATGAACAACAACAAATAAGGTTTGATAGTTCTGATGGTCTTTTACCATTTGAAAGAAATGGTGGTTATATGGCAGAAATGGTTGGATAAATTTTATCACTAAAAATTAAGGGTCTTTATAGACCCTTTTTTTATGGTATTATTTTTTGATGAAAAGAATACTAATAGTAATTATTATATTACTTTCCATGCCTTTAGTATTTCAAAGTACACCTACAGAAATAATAAAACTTAGAACCTTTGATGCTTTAGTAAAAGAATATCAACCTTCAGGTAATTTTGTAATTCTTAATATCACTGAAAAAGATATTGAAAATGAAGGTGGTTATCCTTTACCACGACAAAGACTAGCAGAAATCACTGATGATATTATGGATAAAGGTGCTATAGGTGTTGGTTGGGTTATATCTTTTCCACAAGCAGATAGAATGGGTGGTGATAAAGAATTTGCAGAAAGTTTAGCTTTATATCCTAGTGTGATAGCTATGTTTGAAGATGGCAAAGGAAAATATCCTAAATTTACAGGAACTGTTGTCAAAGGTACTGGTAGCTATGGTATATTAACTGAGGGAGT